TTATTACAAGATACTGGTATTAAAACTAAAATCATAAGACAGTACTTACCTATTATGAATAAGTTGATTAATAAATATCTTGCATCCATGGATTTCTTTGTACAGTTTAATCTTGATGAGGGGTTTAATGAAACAATAAAATCTAGATATCGTGATGCATTCTCATATGCAAACTTTAGTGAAGGTGAAAAAATGAGAATTGACCTTGCATTATTGTTTACATGGAGAGCAATTGCAAAACTAAAGAACTCTGTTAATACTAATTTACTTGTATTAGACGAAGTATTTGATAGTTCATTAGACGAAGGTGGAACAGAAGAGTTTTTAAAGATACTACATACTCTAGATGGTGATACAAACACCTTCATAATATCACATAAAGGTGATGTACTTACTGAAAAATTTAGACATACAATGACATTTGAAAAAGTTAAAAACTTTAGTAGAATAGTAAACAGTAAGTAGGAGACTATATGAAACTTAGACATGATGAACATGAACTTACTAGACCTTTGGAAAATGATGAAAAGGTAGTTGAGATTGCAAGTTTCATTGCAGTTTACAGGAACTTTTTTAAAGAAGGTAATATAGAACACTTTCATGATTACTGGAACTGGTCTCAAGAAAATGGAATGAGAGCAAGAAGTAGAATAGAAGGTGAAGGTGGAACACCAACTCTTGAAAAAGAAGATATGAGTATGGGGATGGATAAGTATATAATTAAGGAACTTAGTTTAACAAATGAGTTTAATGAGTTTTTTAAATTTTTGAATACTGATATAATTAGAAACTATACAGATAAAATTCCACATTTAAATAATCCAGTTGCTCATGAAGCAAAAATACAAAATACACATCCTGGCCAAGGTTATCATGTTTGGCATTGTGAATGGACTAATGATTTACCTAGAAGAGTTTTAGCATGGGCATTATTTTTAAATGATGTAGATGAGGGTGGTGAATTAGAATTTCTTCACCAAGGTATAAGAATTAAACCAAGAAAAGGAGACTTTGTAGTTTGGCCTTCTATGTTTACACATTTACATAGAGGTAATCCACCAATCAGTAATGATAAATGGATTGTGACTGGTTGGTATGAAGACATAGGAGTTGGTAATGACATTACTGCATAAAAGTGACCCATTAATGAGAAAGACTATGCCTTTCTTTGATTTTGATAATCCACCAATAGACCCCATAAAATTAAAAGAAGAACTGATTGATAGAATGTTTGAAGAGGGTGGAGTTGGATTAGCTGCAAATCAAATTGGTCATGAGTATCGTGCATTTGTAATGAAAGGACAAAATAAAGAACAATCTATGTTCTTTGTAAATCCAGAAATTTTAGAGTTTTCAGAAGATACAGTTGTTATGGAAGAAGGATGTCTTACTGGTGGTTGTGAAGGTATCTTTGCAAATATTACCAGACCATCATGGGTTAGATGCAGATGGCAAGATGAAACTGGTGAAGTTAAAGAATTAGAATTTAGTGGAATGACTGCAAGATGTCTTCAACATGAGTTAGACCACTTGAATGGTATTCTGTTTATTGATTATCTTTCTAGGTTAAAATTAGAAAGAGCAATGAAAAAGAAACAGAAAAGAGAAAAAGAATATGCAAGAATTAGAAAACAATTCGTACAGTTTGCCCAAGAACATCATAGCAAAAATCCCAAACTGTCTAACGAAGGAACAGTGTCAGAAGCTGATAAAGTATCATCAGACTAATTTCAATTTAGTAACTCACGATGATGCAGCTGAACAATACAATGGTCGTAGAATACCTATGGTCAGTATTCGTAATATTCATGTCAAAAGAATTCTAGCAGAATATCAATACAAAGCAATATCTGAAATCTGGAAAGTCTATGGTGAAATGGCATATCCAGAACAAACTGAAATTATGTGGTGGCCTCAAGGTAAAGGTCAAGATATGCATATTGATGTTATGGCAAAACCATTGTATGAAGTTCCGATTGAATCTAGAAAAGGAACTGAACTAGAACATATGACCAATGAAGAAGAAGTAATTAATGTAGTTCCTTTTACAGATTATGCATCCATCTTGTATCTTAATGATAACTTTGAAGGTGGAGAAACATATTTTGAAGATGGTACACTCCTAAAACCAGAACAAGGAACATGTGTAATTTTTGAAAGTATGAAACATTTTCATGGTGTACATCCAGCTCATGGTGAGGAAGATAGATATACTTCACCAATATGGTATACATCTGAAGCAGACCAAATGGAATTACAGTCTCATGGAAATACTGGGACAACTGGTCAATGGAGAGGATTAGTTGCAAATCCAGAACCATCAAAAGTAAATGTAGGTATAAATTCCCATCCAGTTCGTAAGTGGTGGGCAAAAACCTACAATGTCAAAAAGATTGACTCATAGGTACATAATTTCATATAATACTCTTGTCGTGTGATTGAACTCCTCGTTGTGTTGGTAGGTTGGTTGAGAGGAGAAAGAACGAAGTGAGGATATCGTTTAAAATCTGTGAAATGACAAGACTCCAGCAGATATCCCCATAGTTCGAAATGATTCCATGAAATCCATTAGTAGTGGTGGGATTGGACGAAAACGAAGTCACATTATGGTCACTGCCTATTGACCTAGATAAAATTCTGGAAGGCCAGACTTGAAGGACTCGGTGATAGAATAGGGTGTTACCCTAGAACAAATGGAGATAATTCTACTAAATTAAGTTCTCATAGCTCAACTGGAGAGAGCATCGGTCTTCTAAACCGAGGGTTGTAGGTTCGAGTCCTACTGGGAACGCCAATTCAGTCAATGAGATATCTTGTTGACACATAGGTACACTTTTTTATATAATGTATACATGAGGTCAAATAACGAAACACTTAGAACACAGAAGGACTCCCTTGCAAGGTTACTTGCAACTGAGGACTTAGTAATAGAACACAAAAGAGTCCCTACTGCATACTTCGAACCAGACACTAGAAAACTGGTTTGTCCTATACTTAAGGATGAAATGTCTAATCAACTTTATGACTTGTTTATGGGTCACGAAGTTGGACATGCACTTATCACTCCAGCAGATGGATGGCATGATGCAATATGTGACAAAGGTGCAACTTACAAAGGATATCTTAATGTCTTAGAAGATATCAGAATTGAAAAACATATCAAAAACAAATATGCTGGTCTTAGAAGAATCTTCTATGATGCATATAAAGAATTACATGTCGACCTCGATTTCTTTGGGGTTAAAGACTATGATGTAAACAAACTTGCATTCATAGATAGAATCAATCTTTATTTCAAAATTGGTCATAAACTTATGGTTGACTTCTCTCCAGAGGAGTTAAAACTTATAACTATGATGGATACCAAAATGGATACTTGGGAAAAAGTAGTCAAGATGGCAGACTATCTTTATGAGTTATCTAAGTTAGAAGATTTACAACCACAAACAGATACTTCTGCACAAAGTGTAGAAACCTCAGAAGGTGAAGGTGATGCAATTCCTCAAGACTTCGATGAACAAGAAGAACAAGATGGTGATGTAGAAGAATCATTAGGTGGTAACCAAGAATCAGATGAAGAGTCAGATGAAGAAGGTGAAGGTGAGAAGGGTCAACAAGGTGATGATTCAGAAGAAGATGGTGACGAAGAGTCAGACGAAGAAACCACTGGTGAAGGTGACGAAGATAAAGAAAAATCAAGAGCATTAAAAGGTGGTGAGTTTGGTGAAGAAGGTGGTAAAAGTGGTGATGCACCAACTGATACTGCAAACGAATCTGTTACTGATAAAAATTTCAGAAACAACGAAGACAAACTTCACAAAGTTGCAGATAGATGGGATTCAGAACCACATTACTTGGACTTCAACTCTAAAGAATTTAAAGCAAAAGATGTGACTATTGGTTACAAACAAGTAATCAGTGATATCACTAAATCATTTAATGATAATATGAAAGAGTACGAAAACAACTATGATACTCTTGCAAACTCTAGAGAATACACTCAAAAATTCTTTGACCACAATAAAAATGTTATTAACTACATGGCAAAAGAATTTGATATGAGAAAAGCTGCAGATGCTTACAAAAAATCAATGTCTGCAAAAACTGGTGAAATTGATATGTCAAAAATCCACCAGTACTTACTTAAAGATGATATCTTCAAAAGAGCAACTGTAGTTCCAGATGGTAAAAACCATGGTGTTATTATGTTGGTTGACTGGTCTGGGTCTATGTATGATGCAATCAGAGAGACTTACGAACAATCTATAGTTCTTACAATGTTCTGTAGAAGAGTTGGTATTCCTCATAGAGTATTTGCATTCACAGATGGATGGAGAGAAGATAGATATGAAGAAGTAGATTACGAAAGAAATAAGTTTCATCTTAACTCTAATTTCAGACTTCTTGAATTGTTCACTGATAAAATGAACAAAAGAGATTTCTTCGAGGGTGCAGTTTGTATGAATGCACAACTTGAAGCAATGTGTGGTAACAGATACTACAATGGAAAAGGTGATAGATTCGAAGCAGGTTATGGTGGTCAAGAATGGAATTACAATCTTGGTGGAACACCTCTTGATGAATCACTTATGATTATCAGAGATTACATTGCAGACTTCAAACATAACTATGGAATTGACAAACTACAATTTGTTACTCTTACCGATGGTGACAGTTTCAGATGTAATGGTTTTGGATATGGTGGTGACAATCTCTTCCACGATAGAAGAACAAAAAACACTTTTGTTTACAACAAACAAGATTCAGGCAGAAGAAGTGGTACTGATAACCTTCTTAAATGGATAGAACAAACTACTGGTGTTGATACTGTTGGGTTCTTTATTTGTCCTAACAAACACAGAGAATTTGATTCAGCAGTTGACAAGTTTAGTGGTGAATATCAATCTTGGGAAACAAAACAAGAAGGATACAAACAATTCAGAAAAGATGGTGGTTACAATGTTACAACTACTGAGAAGTCTGGATACAAAGAATTCTACATCTTAAATGCAAAGAAAATGGGTATAGTATCAGAAGATGACACTTTAGATGTCGCAGTTGGTGCTAGTAAACAAGCATTGAAGGGTGCAATGAGAAGAATGGGTAATAACAAAATGTCCCAAAGAAAAATACTTCAACACTTCGTTAAGAAGGTTGCATAGTTGACCTATGGGTACACATTTTAGTATAATACAATCATGGTAAAAAATTCAAATAATAGTGAGGTACAAAATATGAATTTAAATGCAAATCATTATAGGTTTCTGGATGCATGTGCAGAACAGTTTCCTACTCAAGTGGAGTTTTCAAAATCCACTGTAAAGAAAATCTGTGATACAGCAGAGATTCCTTTTCCATCGTGGTTGATTAGGAAACCACAATTCAAAGCAGGTTATGGAACTTATTCCATTGAATCTGTAGTTCCAGAGAATTATTCTCAACCAGTTGCACCAGTTGTGCAAAATGTTCAAACTGTAGAAACTGTTCCAGTTCCAGTTGCAAATGTTGGTATGAATGTTCTTGATGAAAACATTTCAGTTATTCCTACCAAGATGGACAACTATGTTCCTTTTGGTCACTTTAAAGACCTTAAGTCAATTCTTAAGTCTGGAGTTTTCTTTCCAGTGTTTATTACTGGTTTGAGTGGTAATGGTAAAACCTTAATGGTTGAACAAATATGTGCAAGTCTTAAAAAAGAATTGTTCAGAGTTAACATTACTATTGAAACCGATGAAGATGATTTGATTGGTTCAAATACTCTTATCAATGGTAACATTGTTTTCAAAGAAGGCCCTGTCCTTAAAGCAATGAGAAAAGGTGCAGTATTACTTCTTGATGAGGTTGACCTTGCATCAAACAAGATTATGTGTTTACAATCCATCCTAGAAGGTGGTGGTTACTTAATCAAAAAGACTGGTGAGTTTGTAAAACCAGCAGATGGGTTCACAGTGGTTGCAACTGCAAACACTAAAGGTAAAGGTTCTGAGGATGGTAGATTCATCGGAACTAACATCTTGAACGAAGCATTCCTTGAAAGGTTTGCAATTTGTCTTGAGCAAGAATACCCACCAGTGACTACTGAGAAAAAAATTGTCAAAGGTGACTTTGCAATTCTTGGAGTCAATGATGATGAGTTTGCAGAAAAACTTGTTGACTGGGCTGATGTAATCAGAAAATCCTTCTACGAAGGTGCAGTTGATGAAGTGATATCAACTAGAAGATTAGTTCACATTGCAAAAGCATTCTCAATGTTCAACGACAAGTTGAAGTCTATTGAAGTGTGTCTTGCAAGATTCGATGAAGACACCAAAGCATCCTTCCTCGACCTTTACACTAAGGTTGACGCAGGTGTAAATCCTTTGGGTGATGACTTAGAGTCTGAATTAGAAACAGTAATAGAGGAGAACGATAAAGATGACTTCACAATATAGTAAGACCTCACTAGAAGCATCTAGTTCTCCTCGACCTTGTGCATTATGCACTGGGTCATATGAGGGTTTTGGGAATAATCCCCAACCAGTTTTAGAGAATTATGACGATAGAGTTTGTGATTCTTGTAACTGGAATATAGTTATCCCAGCAAGGATAAGGAGTTTTGAATAATGGGACAGTATGATGATATTGTCGAAAGACAAAGGATACTTCTTGAAGCAGAAGAGTGGGCAAAACAACCTAGGTCAGTACAAGTACATAGGTTGACTTCCATGTGGTATGAGACAGAAGAGTCAATGAAAGATTTTGAAAATGGTGGTGTGACAGATACACACTACAATGGTGGTCATGTTGTTAGACAACAAAATGGCAAAGTAATTAGAACCTTTGGTGAGCAAGTAACTGGTGAAGACCTAGTGAATGCTTATGTTAGAGGTGGAGTTTAATAATAGGGGCTGTATGCTCGGGCAGGGACAGGGAAACGAAAACAACAAAGTGAACACTATTATACACGCATTTGTGTTGAAACTGTTTTCCCATCCCGCCAGATTTATTTGGAGTTAAAATGAAAAGATTTTGGATTATATGGAAACATGCCCTCGGTTCATTTGATGAAGAAGATGGATATAATAAAAGGAATGAAAATGCAATTGCAGTAATTCGTTCTTTATTTGTACTTACAAATTTAGTATGTGCAATATTTATTATGACAAACATAGTAAAAGGATGGTAATATGAGTAAATGTCAAGATTATCCAAACATGGTATTTAAAGGTGTTTTAACTAATGAGGGTCATTCAGTGACTTTCAATATCTTTGATGATTATGTGGAAATCACAAATACAAATGGTGCAATGATATCAGTAAGTAAAATCGATATTGATAAAGCAATTCAACAACAAAAAGATTTAATAGGGATGGGATATAAATGGATAGGATAAAAAATATGATAGAAATGGTTTTATGGTCAAGACCTTGGTCGAGTGCATCAAGGTTCTTTATACCTTTTCATATGGTAATGATGATACTAACTGCAAGTTTAATATTTTTCATAAACAAAGCAGAAGCTTCGGATGCAAACAACGAAGCATTTTGTCTTGCACAAAACATGTACTTTGAAGCTGGCAACCAACCACTTGCTGGTAAGATTGCAGTTGCCCAAGTTGTTATCAATAGAACACAACATATGAATTACCCAACAGATATTTGTGGTGTAGTTTATCAGGCAAAGTGGTCAGAGAATTGGAAAGGTAATATGATACCTACTAGAAACCAATGTCAATTTAGTTGGTTCTGTGATGGTAAGTCAGACGACCCAGTGGATTCAAAAACTTGGTTAAAGTGTTTAACCCTTGCAAGAAATATTTTACAAGGTGAGTATGGAGACATTACAGAAGGTGCAACACATTATCATAGTGTTTATGTAAATCCTTACTGGGCAGATTCATTGAATCAAACTGTAACTATTAACGAACATATCTTTTACAAATAATGTACGACAAAATAGAAAATAAACAATTATCTTCAAACTGTATATCACATCAAGAAATAGCAAAAGTATTACATGCAGATGGTAGTTCTTATAAAATGGGAACACTTGTATATGGTACATATGAAGAGATAGAAGAGTGGTGTGAGAAAAATGATATGTGGGTAGACAAGTATCTAGACCATGTAAATCCTTCTACAATCTACAACACTGGAGAATGGGTGGGGACTGGATTATCAGACCCATTTGCAGTATCAGTTCCTTTTGATTATAGGGAAAGTAGAACAAAGGGTAATTTTAATACTCGTGGTGTCGACCAAGATAAATGGTAGGTTGACAAATTGGAGTTATGTAGTAAAATAGTATTATGAATGAAAAAACAAATATAAAATGTATTGATTACAAATACGATGAAGACAAGTACATTGCAGAATTGATTGAATATGTGAATAAGACATATGACCAACATTATTCACAAAATCAATA